TTGGGGATTGATTACAATAAAAAATGAAGAGAGCATTGCTGATATTGCCCCTTTGAATCAAATTAAGGTCATTGCTTTTAAGGATAAAAACGATTGGACACTTGAAGCAAAATATAACATCGGCAAGAAGAAAACCACACCCGATGATGAATAAATAGTTTCGTGCCCATTCGTGCGGCACGCGCTACAAAGGGAATATACGCTACACTGAGGGGTTGACCACCCCTCTTTTTTATGTTATACTATAAAGGTAAACTCGATTAAATAAAAAGGAGTTACTATGAATTCTAGAGAATACGCTGAGTGGTTGATTGACCAACTGCTTTATAATTCAGTTCAAAGTATTGATGCTCGATTGGGAGAAGGGTATCATACTAAAAATCCTCGTCTTGTGTGTGAATTAACAAAACTTCAATATGAAGAATACAAGAGGCAAGAAAGTTTTGAATTGGAAGAGGCAAAAGTACAAAAAGTACAAAAAGTTTCAAGTTACAATTTTACAAATTCCTCTGTAAAAAAACGGTCTAAAAAAAGACAATTCACCTTTGGAACATTTAATATCCCTGTGGGGGCAGAACTTGAATGTCTTTTGGCACCACATATTAAGTTTACGGTCGCTAGCAAAGGTCATAAGATTTCATTTAATACTAGAGATGGGAAGTCTGTAGAAACTAGCATGAGTGCATTCGCTAATCAAATGCTTGGAGGCTCTCAGCGGGGAACCCAATACTTTAGATATAAAGGTAAATTATGTTCTGATATGGTTGATAATCGATTTTGAGTAAAACCGAACAAAAACATACGGGGTTCAACACCCCGTTTTTTTGTATCTATGCTACTATATACTATGGATGCCTTCGGGGTCCACACAATCAAATCTCGCTTTAAAAGGAGAAGTACAATGGGAAACCTCACGAGGTATACGACTGCGGATCTACCTGCCTTGCTAGATCGCATAAATAGAAACAGTATAGGTATGGATGAATACTTTAATCGTCTGTTTTCTTTGCACGAAACAACGTCTAATTATCCACCATACAATCTAGTCACGGTCAGCAACGTAGAATCAAGACTAGAACTAGCACTAGCAGGATTTAAAAAGAAGCAAGTAAATGTCTACACGCAAGACGGTAAACTCTTTGTCGAAGGACAACGAGAAGATGGAGAATCTAACACCGATTATGTCCACAGAGGAGTGGCTCAGAGATCTTTCACCAGATCTTGGACACTCTCAGATGAAACGGAAGTTAGATCAGTTGTATTTGAGGATGGGTTACTGAGTATTACACTTGGTAAGATTGTTCCAGAAGCACACAAGAGAAAGGACTGGTTCTAAATAGTAGCGGCTACCTTGTTAAATATCGTCGCCGCAGAGGGGCAACTGGCAAAATCCAGTTGACGCCCCTCTTTTTTCTTGTTATAATAAGTGAAAAGGAGATTAATCATGCTTGAATTTGATGACATGGAACTGATGCAACTGAAGTTCTGTATGGATCAAACCAAAAATCAAATGTCCATGGGTGGAGAGATTCGTCGTCACGCCTCTATCACTCAAAAGGTTGAAGAAGAGATGGAGAAAAGAAAAGAGAAACGCGGCGCATACACTAAGGAAGATGTGTTGCGTCAACTGGAAGAGCAAATCAAGAAACTGGGAGGTTGATATATGACAATCAAACTGCTTGTACTTAAGTCAGGAGAAGAACTCATCTCTGATGTTGCTGAGATGTCGGTGCCTGGTGAAAGTGATGATGACCAGCGGGTTGTGGGGTACTTTCTAAATAGACCTTGTGTTGTTAAAATGAAGAACCCTGGTGTTCTTAATCAAGATAAGAAGACAACGCGATCTGGATTTGAAGTTTCTCTTCTTCCATGGATGCCACTATCAGCAGATGAAAGGATTCCTGTCCCTGCCGACTGGTTGGTTACAATGATAACTCCAGTTCAAAAACTAGAAGAAATGTATGTTGAGGATGTATTGAACTATGGAAAACCCGAAGATGATTCGAGTCCTACTGCTGATGAACAACCAGGTATTGGTGTCACAGATTGAAGAGGTTGGTGCTGATGTTGGTGAACCAGATTGCAAACTGACCAATCCCTTCGTCTTAAATAGTGATGGGATGTTAGAATCATGGTTGAGTAACGCAACCCGTCAAGATGTTTTTATGATCAGTTCTGATAAGATTCTCACTCTGACTGAACCCACACCCACTCTACTAGAAAAATACGAGGACCTAACAAAATAATGGCACTTTCTCACCAAACACTTGATCATCTGCTTGAAGCAGAATCGCATATGCGAGCTGCAATCAAGTCTGCTGCCGTGAATGAAAAACCCATGATAGTAAAACATCTTGCAGACATTTTGAATGCAATGGAACAATGTAAGAAGATGAATGAAATTATGGATATGCTAGAAGACAGAAAACCTGGTTCTAGCGGTATGTTCGGTTCTTTTTTTGATGAAGACGAATGAAGTTTTACACTAATGTCCAACTTATTGGAAATCAGTTTTTGGTCCGTGGTGTTGAAAATGGAAAACGATATGAGCATCGGGATGAGTTCTTCCCTACTTTATTTGTAAAATCAAAAAAAGATTCCAAGTACAAGACATTAAGTGGAGAGTCTGTAGAAGAAATTCATCCTGGTAGTGTTCGAGATTGTCGAGAGTTCTATAAGAGATATGATGAGGTAGATGGATTTGAGATCTATGGAAATGATCGATACATCTATCAATACATATCAGAGAAGTATCCCGAAGATGAGATTAAGTTCGATATTAGTCAAATCAAACTTGTCACTCTTGATATTGAAACAACTGCTGAGCGTGGATTCCCTGATGTAGAATCTGCTTCGGAAGAAATTCTTGCGATTACAATTCAAGACTACACCACCAAGCAGATTATTACTTGGGGTGTGAAACCTTTTCTTAATAAGCAGAAGAATGTTACTTACCACCACTGCTCCACAGAGCATGAACTGCTGAGCAACTTTATTAACCACTGGATGCAGGATGTCCCCGATGTGGTAACTGGTTGGAACATTCAACTGTTTGATATTCCATATATCTGTAAGCGTCTCAACAGGGTTCTTGGTGAGAAACTGATGAAGCGTTTCTCTACTTGGGGTCTTGTGACTGAAGGTGAGATCTATATTCAGGGACGTAAGCAGATTACATTTGATGTCGGTGGTCTGACTCAACTTGACTATCTTGACTTGTATAAGAAGTTTACATATAAGGCACAGGAGTCTTATCGCCTTGACTACATAGCAGAGGTGGAACTTGGTCAAAAGAAACTAGACCACAGCGAGTTTGATACGTTTAAAGATTTCTATACAAAGGGTTGGCAGAAGTTTATTGAGTATAATATAGTGGACGTGGAACTTGTTGACCGCTTGGAAGACAAGATGAAACTCATTGAGTTGGCACTGACCATGGCATATGATGCTAAGGTCAACTATGCTGATGTGTTTTATCAAGTCCGTATGTGGGACAACATCATTTATAATTATCTCAAGAAACGTGACATTGTTATTCCCCCAAAGAGTAGAGCATCAAAGAACGAGAAGTATGCAGGCGCATATGTCAAGGAACCGATTCCAGGAAAGTATGATTGGGTGGTTAGTTTTGACCTTAACAGCTTGTATCCTCATCTCATTATGCAGTACAATATCTCGCCAGAGACATTACTTGACGAACGACACCCAACGGTTAACGTTGATCGAATCCTTAATGAGGAGATGAACTTTGAGCTCTATAAGAGCAATGCTGTCTGTGCAAATGGTGCGATGTACCGTAAGGATGTTCGTGGGTTCTTGCCTGAACTCATGGAGAAGATGTATGGAGACAGGGTGATTTTCAAGAAACGAATGCTACAAGCAAAACAAGCATATGAAAAGTCCCCAACCAAAGCACTGGAGAAAGAGATTGCCCGGTGCAACAATATCCAAATGGCTAAGAAGATCTCTCTTAACAGTGCTTATGGCGCTATCGGTAATCAGTATTTTAGGTACTACAAACTTGCCAATGCAGAAGCAATTACGCTCTCCGGTCAGGTGTCCATCCGTTGGATAGAACGGAAAATGAATGAGTATCTAAATAAACTGCTGTCTACGAATGATGAGGATTACGTAATTGCATCCGACACTGATTCAATCTATCTTAATCTCGGACCTGTTGTTGATAAATTTCTTTCTAATCGCTCTGACGATAAAGCAAAGGTTGTGGAGTTACTTGATAAGATCTGCGAAGACAAGTTTGAACCATACATCGATAAGTGCTATCAGAACTTGGCGACGTATGTTTCGGCATACGATCAAAAAATGCAAATGAAGCGTGAGAATATTGCTGATCGTGGAATATGGACTGCGAAGAAGAGATATATTCTTAACGTATGGGACAGTGAGGGTGTTCGCTATGAAGATCCTAAACTGAAGATGATGGGCATTGAAGCAGTGAAGTCATCTACACCAGCACCGTGTCGTAAGATGATTAAGGATGCTCTGAAGTTGATGATGACTGGTACTGAAGAGGATGTCATTGACTTCATCGATAAGTCCCGCGTAGAATTCAAGAGTCTGCCGCCGGAGCAAATCTCTTTTCCACGATCAGTTTCTGATGTGGTGAAGTATAAGTCTTCGTCAGACATTTATATCAAAGGAACACCCATACATGTTCGTGGAGCACTTCTTTTCAATCATCATATTAAGAAGAATAATCTTGATAATAAGTATTCTTTGATTAAGAATGGTGAAAAGATTAAGTTCTGCTATTTGAAGAAACCAAACATCTTACATGAGAATGTGATATCTTTCATTCAGGACTTCCCTAAGGAACTGAATATTGACAAATACGTAGACTATGACTTACAATTTGAAAAGTCCTTTGTCGAACCACTAAAAGCAATCCTTGACGCGATTGGATGGAATGTAGAAAAAACTGTAAACCTAGAACTCTTTTTCACCTAATGGAACTGCCTATCAACGATAAGGAACTTGCCACAATTATAAGCGCATTGCGTCTTGGTGGTGATGCTGCACTGTATCAAAAACTGAATACTATTAAAGAGATCCGTGATGCTAATCCAGGCGGACCTTATAAGAAAATTGCTCGTGAACAATTCGGATTTGCACTGTAATGGATTTTTTGAAAGAGATTGTAAAAGAGATTGGAAATGACTATACCAAACTCGCAAGGGATATTGATGACACTGAAAAGTTTGTTGATACGGGTTCGTACATTTTTAACGGACTTGTTTCAGGTTCCATTTTTGGTGGCGTATCTGGCAATAAGATTACTGCCATTGCTGGCGAGTCTAGTACTGGAAAAACTTTTTTCAGCTTGGCAGTCGTCAAAAATTTCCTTGATGCTAATCCTGATGGTTATTGTCTATATTTTGACACTGAAGCCGCTGTTAATAAGTCTCTTATCGCAAGTCGGGGTATTGACTTAAATCGTCTGGTTGTTGTAAACGTCGTTACAATTGAGGAGTTCAGATCTAAAGCACTGAAAGCAGTTGATATATACTTAAAAAAACCTGAAGACGAACG